TAAGGCAAATGATGATGACACTGACTTAAGCGGAATCGCAAACCAAAGCGCACAAGTAGGTGCTGAAGTTGAAGATTACGATAAAGTTAAAGACCTTACTGAAAGTGAAGATGAGTTTGGTGCAGAAGAAGAAATTCCTGCAGAAGAACCAGTAGCAGCAGAAGGTGAAGACATGGCTCCAGAAATGGACATGGAAGATGAAGATGAATTAGATTTAGAATCTATCATCAGAGAATTAGAAGCACAAATTGCAGGTGAAGAAGGTGAGGAAGCTCATATTGAAGAACCAGCGATGGAAGGTGAAGATGAGTTCGGAGCGGAAGAAGTTCCTGCAGAAGAACCAGCTATGGAATCTGAAATGGATGCTATGGCACCTGAAGCTGATGATGAAGAAATCGACTTAGACGAAATTCTAAGAGAAATGGGATATGGAGAAGAAGAAGCTGAAGAAGAAGCTCCTGCTGTAGCTGCTAACGAAGCATTAAAAGCTGAGTTAAAAGAAGCAATGGCTGTGATTAAATCTTTGAAAGGTACAATCAACGAAGTAAACCTATTAAACGCTAAGTTACTTTACGCTAACAAATTGTTCAGAGGTTACAACCTTACAAACGAACAAAAAGTTAAAGTTGTAGAGAATTTGGATAGAACAACTTCTGTAAGAGAAGTAAAATTAGTTTACGCTACACTATCTGAATCAATGAAATTCACAGGAACTGAAAGAAAAGTTGCAGCTAAAAAGACTGTAACTGAAGGCTTTGCTTCTAAAGTACAAGCTTCAACAGCTCCTAAGAAAGAAATTATTTCTGAAAGTAATGAATTAGCAAATCGCTTTAAGCAATTAGCTGGAATCATAAAATAAACAAACCCATAAAAAAATAAAATAAAATGGCAAATTTTGATTTAGGAAAACTTATGGAAGGCAAAAACCCACAAGCAGTAATGTTGGCTGAAACACGTCAATTGAAACAAAAATGGGAAAAAACTGGCCTTTTAGAAGGAATGAAAGAAAGAGAACAACACAGCATGGCTGTATTGTTAGAAAACCAAGCAAAACAATTGCTTGATGAGGCAACTCAAACTGGTACTTCAGCAGGTTCTGAAGAATGGTCAGGTGTTGCTTTACCATTAGTAAGAAGAATCTTCGGAGAAATCGCTGCAAAAGAATTCGTTAGTGTACAACCAATGAATTTACCTTCAGGTCTTATCTTCTTCTTAGACTTCAAATATGGTACTGCACAAGCAGGTAACCCAGAATTTAACGGTAAATCACTTTTTGGTGGTACTGGTAATACTTTTGGTAGAACTGATTCTGCTGTAAACGGTCTTTACGGACAAGGTAGATACGGATACTCTGTAAACGATGCTACTGATACTTCAGCTGCACTAAGTGTACCTACAACAGCTTCTTACGCTGAAATTGGATATGATACAGCTATCTCTGCATCAGCATCTGATAAATTAAGAAAAATTTCAATCGCTACATCTTCATTATCTCAAAATGGTAATGGAGCTGATTTAACAGCAGTTAGTTCATTCGTATTAACACACGCAACTGCATTTACTCAATACAATCATTTGACTGCAGTTAGTTCATCTGCTGGTGGTCAATATGTAGTATTCTATGTAAAAGAAGGAGCTAATGCAGTAACTAGTTCAATTGGATATACTGTAGCTTACTCTGTACAACCTTCAGACTTTAATAGAGGTGATTTCGAAGACCAATCAGCTAATGGTACAACCATTACTCCATTGGATATTCCTGAAATCGATCTTGAATTGAAATCAGAGGCTATCGTTGCTAAGACTCGTAAGTTGAAAGCAGTATGGACTCCTGAATTAGCGCAGGATTTGAACGCTTACCATTCAATCGATGCTGAAGCTGAATTAACTTCTATGTTATCTGATTATATCTCTTTAGAGATTGATTTAGAAATCTTAGATATGTTAAAAGCTAACGCATTGACTACTGAATACTGGTCAACTAACGTTGGTGAGGAATTAGTAAATGGTGCTTGGTCAAATATCGGTGGTGCATCAAATGCATACACTAAAAATGCATGGTATCAAACTTTGGGTATTAAATTGAACAAAGTATCTAACAAGATACATCAATTAACTCTTAGAGGTGGTGCTAACTTCGTAGTTGCATCTCCTGATGTATGTACTATTTTGGAATCAATTCCTGGATTCGTTGTAAATGCAGATAAAGATGCAATGCAGTTCGCTGCTGGTGTTACTGCAGTTGGTTCTATGAGCAATAGATACACAGTTTACAAAAACCCTTATATGACTTCTAACGAAATCTTAATGGGTTATAGAGGTAACAACTTCTTAGAGACTGGTGCTGTTTACGCTCCGTATGTACCATTGATTATGACTCCATTAGTGTACGACCCACAAAACTTTACTCCACGTAGAGGTGTGATGACTCGTTACGCTAAGAAAATGGTTCGTCCTGAGTACTATGGTAAGATTTACATCAAAGACTTAGCATCTATCTAAGGATAGCTGTTAGTTAATGAGGTAACTTATTAGTAACATATAAAAGGGAGGGAAGAAATTCTCTCCTTTTTTTATGCTTTCTCTTTTTTTGTTTCTAAACACTATTCTTTTGATTCTTAATATTTATAGGTAACGATAAAATAATTACTTATAATGGCATTAGATACATTAATATATCCCGGTTCATCTTCATTTGCTACTGGTTCAACACCATTTGGTATATACGATACCGATGTGGATTTTCAAAACGATGCTCCTAAAGTAGCACTTTGGTGTGCTAGAAGATTGGGTTATCCTATTCAAAACATAGAATTAATAGATGAAAACTTCTATGCCTGTTTTGAGGAATCGGTATCCGAATATGGTGCGCAAGTAAATCAATTCAATATTCGTAATAATTTGGATTCTGTTAAAGGTAAATCAAAATCAACAAATCTTACAAGCAAATTAGTTCAAGGTTCTAATCTACCCAACTTAATAGCAATTTCGGATGCTTATGGTACATTAGTTGGTGTTGGCGGAAATACTGATATTAAGAAAGGATTTATTGAATTAGTACCTGGTCAACAAGAATATAATTTAGATACACTATGGGCAGCTGTTTCTGAAAGTGGAAAACGTATAGAAATCGTTAAGGTATTTCAAGAACCAACACCAGCAATTAATAGATTCTTTGACCCATATTCAGTAAGTGGGCAAGGTACTTTAAATTTAATTGATGAATTTGGATTTGGTTCATACTCCCCAGCTGCACAATTTGTGTTGATGCCAATATTCGAAGACCTTCTTAGAATACAAGCTATTGAATTTAATGACCAGTTTAGAAAATCAGCATTTAGTTTTAACATTGTGAATGGTAAAATGAGAGTGTTTCCAATGCCAACTTCTCAAAATATAAATCTATATGGTAAATTATATTTTGATTATTATGTAAAGGATGAATTTACTGAAAATTCAACATCAATAACATCAAATGTAATTTCAGATTATTCGGATATTCCATACGATTTTATGGTATATAGTGGTATTAATGATGTTGGTAAGCAGTGGATTAGAAAATATACACTTGCATTAGTAAAAGAGTTACTAGGTGCAATTCGAGAAAAATATTCATCAATTCCAATACCAGGTTCTGAAGTAAGTTTAGATGGAGCTGCATTGAGAAGTGAAGCTCAGACTGAAAAGGAAGCCTTAATGACTCAATTAAGAGAAACATTAGAGGAGTTAAGTAGAAAAGTTCAATTTGAAAATCGTAATAATGAAGCTAACCAACATCAAGAAATGTTGAGAAAAGTTCCATTGGCAATATACATCGGATAATATGGCAAGATTTACATTAGCAAGAGATATAAAATTCTTTGAGAGTATATCCAGAGAATTGGTAGATGTAGTAATCGAAACTGCTGTGGTGCTATATAAACTTGTCATAGAGGATAGTAAGACCAATTTATATGGAGAATCTTTAAATAAAACATATTATCAAGGTGTAGAAACAACTGCAGTAATTGAAAGAGAATCTTCTACAAGTGAATACGAAGGATTTGGTTCTGATAAAAATCAATTAGTAGAATTCCGTTTTAACCGATTTACATTAGAAGATACTGGATTTTATCCTGAAGTTGGAGATATTATATTTCACAACAATGGATATTTTGAAATTGATAATGTAAGAGAAGACCAATTGGTAGGTGGGCAAGTTAATAATAAGTTTTCAATTATTTGTTCTACATTTATGACTAGAAGAAGTACAATTCAAACTGAAATGAGAATAGTATAATGGAAAGAAAAGAAACAAATAGAGCACAACAGCTACCAATAGATAAAGAATATATCAAAGGTGTCAAACTTATTGATGTTGATACTACTATTGCGGAATATATGACTTCAGTTGTTATTCCTGATTTGGAAGAAAATGGAAACGTATTAAAAGTTCCATTGATATATGGTAATGCGGAACGATGGGCAGGTGCTAGAAGGGATGGATATATAAGAGATGAACGAGGTAGAATTCAAATACCTCTATTGATGTTTAAACGAAACTCAATCGAAAGAAATGACTTAATGTCGAATTTTCAAGAGATAAACAAAATATCAACATATAAAAAATATTCTCAAAAAAATAAATATGAGAGATTTAGTATTCAAAATAGTGTAGCTCCTGTTCAAGAATTATATGAAATAAATGTACCACATTATGTGACAGTAACTTATGAAGTAATGATTTGGACATCGTTTACAGAACACATGAATAAAATTGTAGAAGCATTTCAGTATGCAACTGATAGATATTGGGGCAAAGATGATGGATATAAATTTAAAGTAAAAATAGACTCGTTTGATAATCAACAAGAAGTTGGGGCCGGTTCGGAGCGTGTAATTAGAACTACATTTAATATGGTAGTAAATGCTTATTTATTACCTGAAAGATATAATGAAAAGCCTGTTGTGAAAAAATCAAGAACAGTCAAAAGAATTACATTTGGTGTAGAAACTGATTTAACTGGAAATCTTTTTGTTAATCCAACTTTATACAACGAATACTCTCAAGTTATCGATTTTATTGCAGTAAGAGGTTCTCAAATGGCAGTTTTTGTAAACTCAACAACTGTTA